ATGTTGCACAAGCCGGCAGGGTTTTTGGGGAAGTACTTTCGAAGCTGACGTTCGCATCTGTAAAAATCCTTGGGCATCCCCCACCGGATCTTGGCGGCACCTTTACCGGCCAGCCAGTAACGCTGCAAAGCGGCGGGCATCCCTCGGGCCGGGTTCGGATCCATCAGGCACCCCCGGTCGCTGGTGGCGCTAGTTCAAGATGACGAGTTGGCATCGACAATTCACCACCAGTTCTGCTGGCGCCAGACTATCGCCTGGGAACTGCATTGGGAAACCATCTACGTAGAACGGCATGCTCAAGTCCCTCGTTTCACCGTCTACTTCCCGATGAGGATTCCGTACGCGTGAATCATCCCGCGTATCCCAGCGTTTTCTCAAGAGCCGACCGGTCACCCGGGACATCTCCATCCCAGCTGCCAGGGTTCCCGCTCCATAGGCACGAGTGGTTTCGGTCTGAGCTATGACTCTGGCTCGATTCGTCCAGCGTTCCGAGTCCGTGTAGGTGAGTACACGGTCCACGCGGCCAGCCACCTGATCCAGTGATTCACCAGCGTTGACAGCGTCGGTGATCTCAGCGAATACCAGGTTGTATACCTCATCTGGAATGCGGACCAGAAGGTTCTCGGTTTGCGCCAGGGATGCCATGACGAAGGTGTGACGAGATACTGGGGGAACATCCGCCGCCTCACTCCATGCATGCATGGCGATCTGACCAATGACGGTGAGGATGGTCTCCAGCTCACCTTGCCACTCCCCCTGGAGACCGTAGATAGCGGTCGGGTCTGGTTGGATCTTGTGCTGTCGCCAGGGGCGCATGATCACGTCACGGGCCTTCTGTAGCCAGGACCGAAAAGCACCGGACACGACGTCACGGAGGTGTTCCTCATCTTCACGGCGCGGCATTGAGGAACCCTGACTTGTGCAGGTATTCGCCCAATAGCTCAACCCGGTGTGGAATGCCTCGGGTCAGCAGGGTGGAACAGTACTGGTCAAGAGCTGCCTTGAGCCCGGTGACGTCAAGGGTGGGGTCAACCTGCTCAGCCAGGACTGTGAGGTGATCCCAGGCCCCGTTGAGGAGTCGGGCGACCTGTTCGTCCCCACTCACTTTGATCTTGGTATGGAACTCGTAAGCTGGGCAGGCGAACTGGTGTCGGTGCTGGTTACCCGCCAGTCTCTTCCCAGCCAACTCCATAGCCCGCAGCACGGTCGCGTTGGCGATGACGAACAGGTTGATCGGTGCCACCGAGGCTGAGGCAGCCAAGCCGGTGGGGGCGGCCGGGGGCGGGCCACCGGGTGCGTTCTGAGCCTGTGAGTCGACCGGAAGAGACTGCCCGGGGACGGAGGTGATCCCAGTGGGTGGGGCAGGTGGAGGAGGTGGCCCGGCCCCGCCCTGGGGGGGGAACACAGTATCGGGGGGTAGTAGCTCATCACTGATCCCGGCCAGTTTCCGGACGGCGGGGATCTGGAACAGGTTGGCGTCGCGGAGCATCAGTTCCCGAACAAAGAGCCGATTGTCTTCTTCGTCGTCGGGGATGTCGCTGAGCTTCAAGTCGTTGAGCATGATGGTCGTCTCGCGGCTGACGATGCCTTCCTTGTACATCTCTCGGGCTTCCTTGCCCCGCTCGGGACGTACCACCAGGGGTGCTGTGTCGTACCAGAAGATGTACTTGTCTGGGTCAACCTTGATGGATTTGAGGGCCGGCTTCAGGTAGCCCTTGGTGATGCCATCACACATGCGGGTCATCAATGGTTCGATGTGAACCTTGATCTGACCCTCCATAATCTGCCAGGCACCCCAGTGGTTAGCCTCCCCGGCCCCACTGAGGATGGACGGGTCGATGTCCATAGCCGTGGCGAACCTGCGGAGAGCCTCGGTGCGTAGGTCCATGGCCTGACCGGACAGTTCGGATCCGAACTGCACTAGTTCGATTTTGCCCAAGGCTTCCAGCGGCATCTCCACCATCATGGGGATGACCCCAGCGGCGGTGCCTTCACCTTTCAGGGACCGGGACCCGGCCCGCATCAAAGCCTGGCTGAGCCCTTCCGCGCCAGGAATGTCAGCGTCGTCGTCAGGGAAACTGATCTCTTTGGGGATAGGGAGCAGGCCAGCGGAGACGAGCCGCGAGTCAATCTGGCTGAACACATACCGGGTGAGCCGTTCGATCTCCCAGAGCATGGGCATAGCGGCCCGGGTGGGGGACTGCGCCCACATGGTGCGGCGGGGGTGTGGGGTCCAGACCCGAATGATCATGTCGGTTTCCGGGTTCAGCTTCTCTGGCTCACCGAAGTAGTTGGTCATCTCCACTTGACCGGTACGGGCGTACCGCTTCAGCTCGGAGCAGGACAGGACGAACCATTCATCCGAGGTGGGGTCGTCGGTACCTCGACCGATGATGTACGCGTCCCCCACCAGGGTCAGGTTGATGGCCAGCAGGCGGATAGCCTCCTGCTTCTGGGTAGGCCCCCCGAACAAGGTGTCCGCCAAGCCGGCAATCTTCTTGTCGGTGACCTCTTTCTGGACCCGGCCGTTCTCGTCCACCTCGGCCACATAGATACGTACCCGGGAGCAGGCACTACCGATCCAGTCGGCCAGGAACCGCAGCTCCCCGATGACATCGTATAGCCGCCAGACTTCCGTCTGCCAGGAGACATCACCGAACTTGTAGATCTTCCAGCCCTGACCGTCCAGGTTCCGGATCCGGGCGGCCGACGCCACGAGACTAGCCCCCGAGTCGTGAACAACGTCCGGGGCTGGTGCCTCGATGGCTTTACGCCGACCCAGGGCCACGAGTTAGTCCTCCTTGCTGGACAGGAGACCGGACACCATGGAGGCGGCCGGAATGGAGAGCGCGGCTATGACCCAGACATTCGGAAACAACGCTGCCACTGGCATCACAGGGAGGGCTACCCAGATACTTGTGCACCAGGGACAGTGCACTAGGTATGCCATCTTTGATTCTTCGCCCCAGCGACTGACCACCCAGCGTCGATATCCCACGGTCAGGAAGTCCTCCGTCAATAGCCGAGTAACCCGAGCTACCGTGAGGACCGCTACCACCAGGGAAACAACGATCACACCTTTACTCTAAAGGTCAGCTGATCACAAGTACTAGAACCCGAGGTTGTCGATCCCGTACAGGTCCTGAGTCAACTGGAAGTCATAGTCATAGGGGCTAGCGATGTTCATCCGCTTCCGCTCCCCTGACATGAGCTTCAGGCAGGCGTGGACGAGAGCATCCATCCGGTCCGGGGACTCCTGGGTCGACACCGGATCGAACCGGACCATCTCCTTCTCCAGTTCGTCGTGGTACCCCACCATGTGCAGGCGCCCCTGCTGGGACCGCATGGCCACCGGTTCGGCCCGGGTCTTCTTCCCATGTTTGGCGTGCACAGCCTCCATGGGGGCGGAGGTGTGCTTGGGGAACATCCCTTTTTCGATGCTCTCCTTGTAGGCATCTTCGAGGACTTCTTTCAGGAACCTTTTACCGAGGTTCTCCTCATAAAGAACGAGGTCTGCTCTGTATTCGGCACAGGCCCGCCACACAGCCATGGCCGCTGAGCGTCCCGATTCGGGTACCGACCGGTCAGCCAGAATGTACAGCTCGTTGCCCCGGGTGCGACAGGCCACCACGATACCGAAGTTGGCGTCGTGGCCGGTCAGGTTGGGGTCACAGCCCACCACTGTCGACACGATCTGGTCCCGGGGGACTTCGTTGACCCGGTGCTTAGACAGGTCGGACCGGCGGAACAGGCCACCAATGCCCAGGTCCAGAAGTTTCCCGTACAGTTCCTGGTCGCCGAGGGTGGTTCCGTCGTAGCGCAACTTCAGCTCGGCCAGGGCGTTGGCGGAGAGGTTGCTCGCGTTGTCGAAGGTGGACCCGACGATGATGTGGATGGTTCCATCGGTCCGAGTGACCCACTCTTCAAGGAGTTGGATAGGCTTCGGGGTGGTGGTGACGAAGGCCCTGGGGTGATCTCCGATCAGGTCCGCTCGCAGGGCTGGGAGTAGCCCCTCGTACCAGGTTTCATAGGGACGCAACCACTTCGCGAGTTCGTCGCAAAGGATTCCGGCGGCGTTGTACCCACGCCCGGTATCTGGGTCATCGGCACCCTCAAGGTAGATCTTGGCCCCGTCCGGGAACAGGATCATGGGCCGGGGAGACTGCTTGTACCGGTGGTCCACCTTGCGTCGCTTCAGCACATTGAGTAGGCCTGAGGGGCCTTCGGCGTTGATGGTCCGGGCGTCGGCCAACGTGTCAGCCACCACTAGCCACTCAGTGGGGACCCCTTGCCTGTCGAAGGGATGACGTAGGACCCGGTCGACCATCCACTCTGACCCAGCCCGAGACTTCCCGTAGCCCCTCCCGGCCAGGGCCAGGCACACCAGCCACGGCAGATGGGCCGGTGGGACCTGCTCAGGCCGTGCGGTCCACCACCATTCCCCCCGGAGGATCTCGACCAGGATCTCTTCCGGGAGGGACTCGATCCAGACCTGGCGTTCGTCAACAGGGAGAGAGGCCACCCGCTCAGCTAGTGACATACCCACACGATCATGGTATATCGATCCGGAGTTAACGGAAGTATGGGACATGGGGTTGTACCCACCCCTGGGGGTGGGTATGGTTACTTACGGATGCGGACCCCCTGGCGGACGGATACGCCGTACCAGGGGGCGAGCGCCTACCAAACTTAATAGGTCCACGGCAGCGCTGTCCCCCTCGAATCGGGGTCGGTCCCAGAGGTTCTTGGGGGATGCTGCCGCGCCGCAGGGATCTGGTGATCTCCCTAGGACCAGACGATCGCCGGTGCGGGGCCGGGGCTTCTCCTCTCTGAGACCCGGCCCCCACGAACTTGCCCTGTCCGGGGTGATAGAGAAGCACCCCCCAGCCGAAACCTGGGGGGTGCTTCTTTTTGTCGGTCCCCTGGTCTATGGTGATCTCCACTGAGAGGGGGGGCCTATGGAGCCAGATCCGGACATCGAGGCCTACGGTCGCCGGGCCGTGGCGGCCGGTGAGTTGGCTGCCATGCGGGAGACCCTGGGCCTGACCCGCAACGCCATGGCCGAATTTCTGGGCACGTCCCAGGCCACGTACACGACGTGGGAGACCGGGACAGTCAACATGTTCGGGTCCACCTACCAGCGCATCGGACGCTTTCTGCTCCACGCCCAGCGACAGCTGGAGTTCCTGGCCTCGTACGAGTGCCCCATCTCCACCCTCATGCCCTTGCATGGGGTTGCTGGGAGGTTGGGAGTAC